AGCTCCAGATGTCTCCAGTTTGGTAGAATCGGACTGTAGATACGCCAAGGACCGCAGTAATGCCAACACAGGTTCAGTTAAGCACACCAGATTGGCTGCGTCCGTTTGGACAAGGAGCCGAGGATCTCTCTGGGCCAGAACGACGTGATGTGCGACGGCGCATACACACAGAGACGCCTGTCCGCAGTGAGATGCCGCTCAGCCCAGGGTCGTTAATGGCGATTGCCGGAATGATGCCAGCCCTGTTTGGCGGCGCGAAATATCTTCCCCAAGCGGGAGCTGTGGTCCGGAGGATACCAGAAACGCTCAGGAACGCGATGCGTACAGGTGATTCTGTTGCTGTGGCAAAAACACCTGTGGGGAGGATTGGAGGAGCCCAAAAGACTCGACGGGAGCTTCTGGGATCGCTGTTTCCGCTCCAGAAGGTTGCTGATATTGGAAGAACAGGGGTGGAACTCGGGAATCCGACTCCAGAAGAGGCGGATACCTATGCTGGGGCTAAAGAGAAACTGCGTGAACTGGTTCCCGAATCTATTTGGGATCCATATGACCCTGACATAATGGCGAACAAAGAGATTCAATGGGATATCGAGGATGCTATTGCACAGCGTCAGAGGGCTGCGTGGGCCGAGCTTGGGCATCCTCCACAAGTTCCAGACACTGGTATGATGTCGCGTTACGCCGAAGGTGTGGCTACTCGCCCGATATGGAAGAATTTTCAGGACATAAAACGCAGGATAAGTCAGTATCCAGTTGGACGACCTGCGTTTCGGATACTAAGAGAAGGCGGTCCACCGGAAGAAGTTTTCACACGTCACAGACCGAACACCATAAAGGCGCATGTGGGAACTGGGGCGCAGTTAATAGGTGAAGAGTTCATTCAGGCGCTCGCCGCAGAAGCGTCGGAGAAGCTAGGGCGACATGTCTCGGAAGAGGAGATACGTCAGCAGATTGATGAGGCGTCGGGTATTGAAGGTACATACGACAAGGTAAAGTCTGCTCTAGCACGACGATTTCGGAGGTAGGGGCGGTGATTCGACGACGCACACACAATGGCGGCGGCAAAGGGGTACGACGCCCTGGGTCCGAGCCAGACAAGTTCGGCACGGTGATGCAGGAGTATCACGATGGGAACCTCCACTCCTCCAGTGGGCAGGTGGTGACCAATCCCCAACAGGCCAAAGCGATTGCGGCCAGTGAATCCGGGAGGCCGAAGAAGCGTCCGTGACCGGACGCACAATAGACATCTGGAGGATGTCTGTGTCACACTACGGGTAGCACTGCCGATACCACGGCGAATACGGGAACTGAACACCGGCAAGACCATTCATTGGCAAGTGAACACGGGCTTGGCGACTCACGACCCACTCGACAGGGGAAAACATGGCAGAAGACGTAATTGATGTTGCCGCACCAGAGGGCGGTGACACCATCGTTGACACCGGAGACGGCGCAGGCAGCGGGGGGTCAGCGTGGCCAGCGGAGGTCCAGGCCGAATACACCAAAAAGACCCAAGCCCTAGCTGAAGAACGAAAGAACTGGGATTCTCAACGCACACAGCAGCAGCAGCAGTTGCAGCAATACGCCCAGCAATTGCAGCAATATAGCCAAGCGCAGCAGCAACGCGCACAGCCGCAACAGCCGCAACAGCGTGGACCGTCGATGGTCGACCAGCTACGGAAGATGCCGTATCTGGATGGCAACACGGCGGCACAGATGGTGGAGCGGTTGGTGAGCGAAGGGATTCAACCACTACGGTCGCAACTTCAGCAGCGGGATCGCGCACTGGCGACAATCTATCAGGACTACAAGGGCCTGCGAGATCAAGTCGGACAGTCGCAGGGGAAACAGGCCGAAAAAGACCTCGATTCGCGGTTTATTCAACTGCGCGAACAACATGGATTGCCAGACGAGGAAGTCGTCAACGAACTCATGCGGGATATTTACTACTCACATGAGGGAGACGATCTCGATACCGCATTTCCGGATATGTTCGCCAAGCGATGGGACGCGCTTAAAAAGCTGAGTCGCGAGCAGGATCGGAAAACTGCGGCCAAGGCCCGAGAATCGGTGCTCCCCGGACGGGGCGGCGAATCGTCCTTGACCAGTGGTAAGACCGGCGGCTACAAAACGCCAGAGCAACGTACCAACGAACTCTGGCCGATGTTGAACCCCGGACCTGACGTATAGCGCCTGTCTCCTGGAAGTGCAGGAGAATCATGGCGAGTACAACTGATGTCATTGAAGCCCTAAAGTACACGTACGGGGTGGATCAGGTCTTGTATCTGGTCAACCAAGAGGTCGTGTGCTGGAATATGTTCCAGAAGATGGCCAAGCCCATTGGTGGGCGCGGCCAGTTCATCATGCCCATCATGGTGAAGAATCCTGGCGCATGGACCGGTCTGGCCGAAGGCGGCGCGTTGCCGTCAAATCTGGACCCCGATACGACTGAGGCGGCATTCTCGATTACAGAATTTGCCGGGTTGTACAACATGTCTTGGAAACTGCTCCAAGATGCCCGGAATTCTAAGTTTGCCTTTCAGACGGCCCTCAAAATGATGGAGGCGGGCTTCCGGCGACGGGTGCTCAAGCTCATCAATGCCGATTTGCTCTCTGATGGACTGGGGAAATTGGCAATCCTTCCAGCAGCCGATGATCAAGCGACCATTACCGTGAACGCACTTCCGAGTGTGGATATCGGAATGGTGGTCGATGTCATGGATGCCGGGGATAACAACACCAAGCATGGCAACTCATTGACGGTCACCGCCGTGGATGCTCCTAATCGGACGATTACGCTGAGTGGGGCACCAAGTGGTACGGCTGCATCAGACTATGTGGTTATTCAGGATACGGTGGCGACAAGCTATTCGTATCACACGAATGGCCTGCTTGGGATCATCGACAACGGCAATCCTCCATCACCCAAGGGGAATTTTGGCAGCATCAACCGCAGTACTGCGGGGAATGAGTTCTGGCAGTCGGTCGTGCTGAGCAATAGCGGCACGAACCGGGCGCTCACCGAAGACCTCATGATGCAGCTCGAAGACTCCGTCCGTGAGAAGGGCGGCGCGTCGTTGAACTCTTACATCTCCAATCTCGCCATTGTGCGGCGGTATCATGACCTCCTCCGTGAAGACACCTACTTCGCGATGGGGTCACCGAAGCCGTTTGACGGGAATGTGGGTGTCGGACGTGATGGGGGAGCCCAGCAGAAGGGCAAAGATGGTGGCGATGGACGCACCATCTACCGCTTCTCTGGCAACCCGTGGCATGTCGATCCCTACTTCGCGGCCAATACGATTATTGGTCTCGATACGAAGCATTTCTACATTGGGCATGGTGAGAACGCGACACCGCGTCCTGTGTCAGAAATCTTCGACAACACACCGTTCTTCCGACAGACGTCGAATACGACGTTTGAGGTGGCGTGGTACTGGCAGGGCGACCTGCTCAGTGACAACCCCGCTGCGGGCGCGAAGATCGAAGATGTCGCCGAATCGTAAACACTGAGTAGGTGGGGAGGGGGCTCCGGTCCCCTCCTGTCACTTCGCCAGGAGCACATGATGGGACTCAAAGCGATTGCTCGACTTGCACCCACCCGGTTGCAGGCGCACTTTACGGCAGGAGAAGCGGCGGATACGCCGATTTTTGTCGCCGACCAGGACTATGAAGTCATGGAGGTGCGTGAAGCGCATGATACGGCGGGGGCCAGCAGCACCACGGCTGATGTGGTCATTGCCACGTCCGGCACTGCCCCAGCCAGTGGGACCACGGTCTTGTCGTCCACGTTGGCACTGGATAGCACGGCGAATACGCCCGTGACCTCCACGTTGACGACGACGGTCTTGAATCGGTTCATCAACAAGGACTCACAGCTTTCAATTAACTTCACGGGCACGGTCACGGCCTATCAAGGCGTGATTTGTGTCGTGTTGAAACCTGTGAGGACCAATACTGACTACTAAGGAGTCGTATGGAAACCTTTGACCCGGCTAAGTATTCTCTCGCAGAGAACGCATTTTTCCTGAAGCATCTGGGAGAGTCGCCGCTTGCGGTGCTCCAGAACCCGCTGCCCAATGGGGTCACGCGCCATGCGGTCGAGACTGCGTTGGGACGTGTCTATGAGCTTGCGGAGCTTCAAGAGCACCGCGGCATACACTGGGTGGGGATTGAGAAGGTTTCCGAAGCCATTAGTCGGTATCTGATTGAACGAGAGAAGTGGACGGAGTTTACCTCGCAGGGAGCCCCTACCTTTCCCTCCATGTTTGCGTGGGATGGGAAGGGCAAGCCGCATCGCGGAGGCATCGGGTCTGATGCTGGTCAGGTCTTGACGTATTTCGTAGATGGCGGAAAACGGAAGCCGTTTGCGGTGCCATTAGTCGAGGTATCCGTTGAAGCGTTTTCGGCTCCGTGGCACGCTGCGGCGGACGAACCAATTCCTGACGCATGTGTCGAAGATGCCGAAAAAGGGGTGATGTCCTGTCCCATTGACGGTTTCGCGACAAACTGGAACCCCGAATCGCGCAAGGCATATAACCTGGCGCGTGCGCGGATGGCCCGGCATTGCCGGAGCAGTAAAGATCCGCGTGTGCAGGAGTTCGGCCTAAAGGTGTTTAGCCGATGAGTCACCTCCCCACCCCACCGATCGAGGCAGAACTGAAGTTCTGGCACCCGAATCGGTTCGGCGTGCGCTTTGCGCCGAAAGGGTTCCGTATGGAGCTACACCAGATGCACCCGGATCTGGACGTGACGTGGCATCCGACACGGGAGCGGTGGTTAGTGTGGTACAAACGCCCTCGGATTCAACATCATCTCTGTCCGGGGTGGCTCCTGTTGTTTGTGGTGGAAAATTCCCAAGGCACGTATGTGCCTCTCGATGCTCGCACCTTTGCGGCCATTCATGAGCAGAGTGGTTTCAAGTGGGGCACTGGGCGCGAGTATTGGGCGCGAGTCGAACAGGAAGCGCAGCGGGAGCGGGATGACCGCGATCAAGACCGCGAGCAACTCCTCGACGATGTCGGGTCTGATCGGTGGGACCATACCAAGATCCAGGTCAGTATGCGGGGACCGTCTAATGGCAGTAAATTCGTCCAGCATCATGCCGGAGACTAACTGCTATGGCGACTGGCCAGACGATTCTTGACCTGATGGAAGGTCTCGATGCGAGCCTTCAACTCCAAGCCTCGGAGTCGGGGGTGACCAAGGGACTGATTGCGGCCAATGCCGCACAGGATTACCTCGAATCGATCCTTGCGCTCCAGCCGAATAACTACGGGTCGACGTTTGCCACAGTCGCGACGACTGCTGATACGGAATCGACGACCTTCCCCTCCGGGCTGTTGCGGCTAGATCGGTTGCAATACATCAATCCGACAACTAGTCGGCCTGGGTGGGATCTGGAGTTCGTCGGGTATACGGGCGACCAATATGGTCCTCCCGTGACCTATCCCAGTCTCCAGTTCGATGTCAGCACAACGGGGAAGCCCCGCCGCTACTGGACGAATGGGACTGTGATCCTCTGGGACCCGGTGCCGGATGCGGTGCATACGGTGCGGTATTACGGACTGGTGGCCAAGTCGGACATTACGGCCTCCGGGACGTTTGGGTTCCCAGATATTGCGATGTTGCCTGTGGCGCAATACGCGGTTGAGCTACTGAAGATTGGCACCGATGATGAGGTGCAGTCCTTGACCGCATTTGGACAAAAGACCTTTGGACCGTTTCTCCAATGGGCCGGACGATTTAATCGGGATCGTGCTCCGGGCTATGACTATCGGTATTACCACAGCATCTAGGAGGCGAGATGAGTAGCCAAGCAGATTTCCAAGATTTTCGCGACGTGCAGCTTGTCAAGCGGGCCGCGATTGATGCCGCCTCCAGTGGGAACAATACTCTCGTCGCTGCCGTGACAGGAAAGAAGATTCGCGTGCTGGCGCTCACGGTCACGATGACGGGCACTGCCGTTACGATTCGATTCGAGGATGGGGCAGGGGGCACCGCGTTGACCGGACAGATGCAGCCGACGCAGGGGCAGACGGTGACGTTGCCGTTTAATCCGGTGGGCTGGTTCGAGACCAGTGCCGCGACACTCCTGAATCTGGAACTGGGAGGGGCTCAGTCAGTGGATGGTGTGTTGGTCTACATCGAGGCATAAATGGCTGATATTCAAGTTGCCAACAGCGACGACGATTTGTCAGGGAATACGCTCCTGACAGAAGAGGAAGCGTATACCATTACTGGGCTGCATACCTATAACCGAACGACGAATCCGCCGTTTGCAGTGGCTTCGGGTGCGGCAAAGGTCGATAACCTCGATGCTGACAAGCTCGATGGGCAGACCGGCACATATTACCTCGCCGCGGCGAATGCGACCGGCACCCTCTCTGTGGCGCAGGGTGGCACCGGGGCCACGTCCCTGACGGATAATGCCATCCTCATGGGCAACGGCACCTCC